TCACCGCCCCTCCAACAACGTCCCCGCCTGATCCAGCAACGCCAACGGATCCGCCGCCTTATGAATATCCACCGACAACAACTGCCTGAACTTGCGCGCCCCTGGAAACCCCGTGCCCAACCCCAACACATGCCGAGTAATGTGATGCATCGTCCCACCACTGGCCAAATGCTCAGCAATATAAGGCCGCAACTGCGCCAACGCCTCCGCCCGGCTAATCACCGGCGCCTCACTGCCAAACAACTGCTGATCCACCTCCGCCAACAGATACGGATTGTGATAAGCCTCCCGCCCCAGCATCACCCCATCAAACGTCTGCAAATGTTCCTGGCACTGCTCCAACGTCTTGATCCCACCGTTGAGATTAATCTCCAACTCCGGAAAATCCCGCTTCAACTGCGCCGCCACGTCATAACGCAACGGCGGAATGTCCCGGTTCTCCTTGGGCGACAACCCCTCCAGAATCGCAATCCGTGCATGCACGGTAAAACTGGTGCAACCGGCGTCCTTCACTGTGCCGACGAAATCACACAACTGGGCATAACTGTCCCGACCATTGATGCCGATACGGTGCTTCACCGTCACCGGGATCGACACCGCATCGCGCATCGCCTTCACACAATCCGCCACCAGGGCAGGGTGCGCCATGAGGATCGCGCCGATCATATTGTTCTGCACCCGGTCGCTGGGGCAGCCAACGTTCAGGTTCACTTCGTCGTAACCGGCGGCCTCGGCCATACGGGCACAGGCGGCCAAATCAGCTGGAACACTGCCGCCTAATTGCAGCGCTAGCGGGTGCTCGGCTTCGTTGTGGCGCAGGAAGCGGTCGTGGTCGCTATGGAGGATAGCGCCGGTGGTGACCATCTCGGTGTAGAGCAGGGCGTGTTTGGAGAGCAGGCGCAGGAAGTACCGGCAGTGGCGGTCAGTCCAGTCCATCATGGGGGCAACGCAAAAACGCCGAGACAGTGCGGGGCTTGATTCTGCTGGGCTAAAGCTTTGTTTATCTAGCATTTTACTCAACGTGTTCTAGGCGTGTTTTAGGGCGTTTTCAGGCGTTTTTCAGGTCTCGGTGGTACGATGTACCACTTCAAAACTGGCGCGTACCACTTTCGATATGGCGACTATCAGGGCAAGAAAACTGGCGGATGGGACTGTGAGCTACACGGCTCAGATCCGCATCAAGCGCGACGGAGTGCAAGTCTACCAAGAGAGCCAGACCTTCGCCCGAAAACAGGCCGCGCAGGCTTGGGCGCGTAAACGCGGAGCGGAGCTGGATGAACCTGGTGCGATCGAGCGCGCAAACCGCAAGGGTGCCACGGTCAAAGAGATGACAAATCGATACCTGGTTGAAGTTGAGAAAGCCAAACCGCTGGGCAAAACCAAGCGCGGCACACTCAATGCCATTGGCGAGACTTACCTGGGCAAGTTGACCGATACGGATATCAACACCCAGTGCCTGGTCGATTACGCACTTTGGCGAATGAGCGCGGACGGCGGCGGCGTTCAGCCACAAACCGCCGGCAATGACCTGGCGCACCTCGGCGCAGTGCTGGCAATTGCCAAAGACGCATGGGGCTACCAGGTCGATCCGCTCGCCATGGGCGGTGCGCGGCGTGTGCTACGCAAGCTGGGCTACAACCTGAAAAGCCGTGAGCGTGACCGCCGGCCGACGCTGGATGAACTTGGAAGCGTGCTGACGCACTACCAGGCCATGCAGGCGAGGCGGCCGACTGTCATATGTATGCTGAAGGTTGTGGGCTTTGCCCTGTTCTCCACCCGCCGGCTCGATGAGATCACCCGGATTCGCTGGGCAGACCTCGACGAGGCTGGCCAGCGAGTGCTGGTGCGTGACATGAAAAACCCAGGGCAAAAGATCGGCAACGATGTTTGGTGTTATCTGCCGGACGAGGCATGGCAGATCCTCCAGACAATGCCGAAGGCCGGTGACGATATATTCCCCTACAGCCCTGAGTCGATCTCCACGTCCTGGACGAAAGCCTGCAAGTTTCTGCAAATCCAGGACCTGCACTTCCACGACCTTCGGCATGAAGGCATCAGCCGCCTGTTTGAAATGAGCTGGGACATCCCGCGTGTAGCGAGTGTTTCCGGCCACCGGGATTGGAATTCGATGCGGCGGTATACCCATCTGCGCGGCAAGGGGGACCGTTATTTGGGTTGGGAATGGCATGAAAAGATATTGAGGGCGCCCGTCCAACTGGGCGCCGCATCAATGAAATGGCTCAAAAGGCGTGTTTTGACCCGTTGAGCTGGTTGTGCTCTTTAACCGCGGCCGCGTGCTGCAGATCCAAGTACGTGGCCAGATCGTTCAGATGGACGCCCTTGGCCGACTTCTGGCTCGGCTCGATACGGGTGATCGGCAACTTGATATGGCCGCTCATCACCTTACGTTGGAGCATTTCCGGCGTTAGGTGCGTGAAGTAGTCTCGGCAGATGAGCTCCAGAGGGATGATCGCCTGACCGTCGTATTGGGCCATCAGGATAAAGGCTGTGTTCATGCTGCCTCCTCGTCCATGATCTCGCAAACGAACCGATGCCGGCCCCGGTTTGTTGCAGTCATCGCATTGCTAACTCCTAGCATGACGTCAACACAGCGCTCGTAAGCGTGAGGGCCGTACCAGCTTTCCACCCTCACTACCTGACAGTTGGTTCGAGTCGCATCTGCGCACAAGTAAAGCAACAGGGCGACGGTCATACAGCCTCCTCCCGCTCTAAGCGCGGGTTAACTGCTGTTGGCCGGATAACGGATGCCATACTCATGACTCGCATGTCGCGGTCGTTCAGAGAAGGAAGCTGGTCCTCGGACGGAGTAGCTGGGAACAAATGGTTCGCCTGCACGAAAGCAGAGAAGGCATCATCGAAGTGAGTGGTGAGTGCCTTGCGCAATGTTTCGTAGTGAAGTTCGAACTCAACAGCTTCTGATGGTGTGACTTCCACGCCAATTTTCTTGAGCCTTCCCTTGCTGATATAGAGACCGGGCGATTCCGAGTCGCATATCTTCGACATGATTTGCGCCGCCAACCTTCGGTCGTAACTGGTGGAAATGGGAAACCATCGGATCTCGCGGCGGTCGTCGACCAGGTCGCCAATGGTCAATCCGTGACGCGCTAGCAACTTTTCCAGCATTCGTTGGGCGTTATCCTTTTCTCCACCTTCGCCTCGCTGTGCCAGGGCCAGCAACTTGCGTAGCTTGGCCTCTACTTTTGCATTGTCGCCTTGGTTTTTAGGTGATCGCATGGTGCTTCTCCTTTGAGGCAGTGGGGGAGTTGCAGCTCCCCGTGTCCCGCCTGTGTTAATTATCAGTGCGCGTATCGACGCGGTTTGTTCTGTCTGGCCGCTTCACGCTCAGCTATGAAAGCCGCCCATTCCGCCGTTTTGGTCCGTTGGCGAATACGGCTACATGCCTGGTGTTTGCGGGTGGAGCGTGCTTTGCCGCAGATATCGCAGCGGCTGGGCAGGTCAAGCCGATGGCTTGCCATGGTCGGACGCTCACGTTCAGGTACGTGCTTAGGCATTGGTCACAGCCCTCCCATAACCATGCGTGTCAGTGCATTGGGTTGGCCTTCGGGCGTCAGCTTATCGAGGGGCTGCGTAACGCTGCGGCCGTTGGCCGCGCGCAGGGTGGCAACGTTGCCTTCGATCCCTACGATCACGCCTGTACGTGCGCTGAGGCGATATTCTCGGCCACCGCCGCTCATTGCGACGTAGCTGACCTTGTTTCCGACAGCAAGCGGGGTTGTGGTAGCCTCTGCGGTGCCGCCTTGGGGTTGATTCACTTGCATGGTGCTTCTCCTTTGGGTGGTCGGTGTCGAGGGGTTGCAGCCCCTCGGCACCACCTTCTTACTGGCTTTCGCCGTTTGGGTTTTGCTTGCGCACCAGGTGCAGGAGCAGGTTTTCATACTCAATAAAATCATCCGTTTGCGACTGCCATTCCAGCACTGCCTGGATCTGCTCCCGGCTGCACTCCAGTACCAGTAGCTCTCTCTCAGTCTCCGCACGGACCTCTAGAATGGTGATCAGGCCGGCCGGGTCGTAGGCTTCGGCATGGACGATTTTCGCGGGCCGGGTGAACCAGGCTTTCAGCTCTTTTATGTGCCGCAGGCGATTGTTTTCGCCGTCTGGGCCGTCACCGGTGATGACTTGTACGTGCATGGTGCTTCTCCTTTGGGTGGTGTCAGGCGTTGCAGCGCCTGGCAGGTATTGCCGCTGATGAATCAAGCCTGGAAGTGCCAGCACTTCACGATCGGTTGCTTGGTGACGACGGCGTTGGTCTTACTTGCCTGGTGAGCCCGCACCGCGCTGTCAGTCGCCTTATTGACGTCGAGCAGCTTCCGCGAGCGGGAGTCCTTCAGGCGTTCACGCAGCTCGCTGACGTCAGCGATTTTTTGTCGGTTCTCTGCGGCGCATTTCACGAAGTCGTTGAGGTTGATTGCGATGATGTGGTCTTTTTTACTGTGGTTGACCACTGGGCCTTCGGCGTCCAGACCTTCCAGGTATTCGTAAACCTCCCAGAATTCAGCCACCACCGGATGGTCGGAACTGATCGAGGCCTGGCGCTCAATTGCCATGCGGATGATCTGCGAGCGGGTGTGCTCGACCTGAGCGTCGGTGAGCGGCACCACCATGCACAGGCAGTCCAGCAGGGCGAGCATTTGGGCGTGGTTCTTGTTGATCCGCTCCACCCGGATGTAGCCGCGCAGCTTGTTGCCGCAATGGCTACATTCGCCGTGCTCATCTTTGAATGGGGTGTCGCAGGCGAAGCAGTGGGAGTGCAAATTGCGCAACTTCGCCTCGTAGCCCGCTATCTGCTGGCCGAACAGCTCCATCACCTCCAGCTCTTTACGTACTGCCTGCAACACAAAGTTGCTGAGTCTCGAACCTTCCAGCGCATTGAGCCGATCTGCCGCCGCACGGCTTTCAGCGGTGACGTTCGGGCGCACAAAGTGCAGTTTGACGATCCGGGTCATGATCGCTTCTGACGCCACAACAGGGGCGTTCTGGCTGATGGCGATGGTGCCGCGAAACGGTGGTTCGTAGGTTTCGTTACCGGCGGTTTTCACACCCTTGGTCGCCAGGGTGCCGCCGCCGTAGTAATCCTTGAGTTCGTCCCATTCGAAGGTTTTGGCGTGGGCCTTGTCGTCGCCGCTGCGATCTGATTCCAGCAGCACAATCGGCATGCCGGATACTTGGCCCATCAAGCGGCTGCGGCCGGCCTTGGTGGATTTGGACGGGTCGAACCCTTCGTATCCGTCTCGGCCCGCGAGTTTCCATAGCAGCGTGAGCAACGTGGTCTTGCCGGCGCCGGCCTCGCCAGTGGCCTCAAGGAAAGGAAACGACTGGTACCGACCTCGGATCTGTTCGGCGAACAGCGAGCCAAACCAGAAGGTCAATGCCACGATGCCCTGGGCACCAAAGCACTGCCACAGAAGCCCAAGCCACTGGTCATTATATTTTTTGCCGTCCTTTTCCAGATCGATCTTCACACCCTTTTGCAGAGTCTTGAGCTTCAACTTGCCCATCTCAAAAAACTCTTCCTCATTGATGTGAATTACCTGGCCCTCGCGGATGGCGACGTCGTTGAACACGTAGCATTGGTATTCCTTGCTGTAGCCTACATAGTCGATGGTCTGGACGGTCTTGATGCCGAAAAGCTGGTCTTTCATGAGCTTGTCCAATTGCTGTCCACTGCCGGTGAACACGGCTCCGGCACCCATGCCGAGAAGTCTTTTCTTGAATTCGCTGGCAGCGGCGACCTGACCACCCGTAAAGGTGTTTTTCACTGAGCCGCCGTCGTGCGGGAAGTCGACGCGGAAGAAGTACCAGGACTCGTCGGTAATCTCGTTGCGCTGGAAGTAGAGGGCTTTGGGGTAGCAGTTGGCGATCTCCACGACGCAGCCGGCGACGTTCAGTGCCTTTTCCCGAAGCTGCTTTTCATTGAGTGTCTGGGCTTCGTGGCCGTCGCTCTTTTCGAGGGCCTGCTTGGCGCTGTTGTATTTCGCCAAGTCCAATTTCCACCAGTACAGGCGCGAGTCGAAACAGAAGTGGAATTCCTCACGTTCACGCCACTGGTACATGAGCAATGCTTTGTCGCTGGCACTCTCTGCAATCAGCAGGGCGCCCTGGTGACGCGCGTCTTTCAAGTCCTTTTCGATGCGATCAGCGCGGGCTTTTTCATCGTCGATAAACGCCCAGCGTTGATGCAGATCGTTCCAGTCGACCTTGCGGGCGTCAGGCTGTGACACCTGAGCAGCCTCGCAGGTAAAACCGAGTTCGCGGGCACGGTTGACCCATATACGGGTGTACTTGTGAGCGCCTGGCTCGTTGTCCAGAGCCCAAACCAACTTGGGGGTTTTACCGCTGCGAGCGGTGATCAGCGCCTTTAGTGATTCCTCTGGAAAGGCGTTTGAGGACAGTGCTGCAACAGCAAAGATTCCGTTTTGAATGAGCGCGATCGCGTCGAAGATTCCTTCAACGATCCACAGCTCTTGCACTTCAAGCAGATCCACGCATGGTGGGCACCACCAATGGCCCCTGTAGCTCTTGAGGGGTTGGAAGCGGGCCTTCTTCTTACCGAACCGCGACGGTTGGTCGATCAAGCGCTCCCAGTACCCGCCGTGCTCGAGGGGAAAGCGCACAGTCGCAGAGCCAATATTCAGGTCGCGATCAAAGTAGCTCTCCTGGGTGTACCAGCCCTCTAACAGCTCAACGCGGAAACCTCGGGCAAAGGTCAGGTACGCTTTTGCACTGGCGGCTGGCTCGTCACGGGTGGCAGGTGCGCGCTTACTCCAGTCGTCGAACAGATCCGGGTACAGCTCTTTGGTCGGAGCTATATACCGGCAGTTTTTCTCACGGCCACACCGGATGAACCAGGGTTCATCGTGACGCGAAAACAAACGTTTCTGATTGCACTGCGGGCAGGTGCCCTTACGCATGTAATGCGTGCCTTTCATGTGCTGAAGGCCGTAATCAGACTCCAGACGCTGAAGTACATCAGCGCGGATCTTGTCTTCCATGGGCTTTCGAATCACTGCACATGCTCCGCAGCCGTAACAACGAGCTGTTTTTTCAGCTCGCTGCGCGTCTTGCAGATGCCTGCCAGGTAGGGCAAGTCCTCAAGCACCTTCGGCGCACGCTGACCACTTGGCACATTCCGGTAGCGGTCGGAGTACCAAATATCAGCCATCGTGACTTCGTACTGGCTGGTCAACCACAACAGGTAGTGCTGCGCCTGTAGTTCGTCCAGCTCCAGTTTTATGGTGATTTTGCTCATTTCGGCCACCAGTAAGTTGCAAATTTCCCCTACCCACGCGGTGCGGGCATCAAAGAGGGAGGGTTTTGGATTAGTGCGGGAGGTTGCGCGTCAGCAGCAAGCGTGTAGGAAGCAGGCGTGCTGAAATTGGGTGTCGCTGTTGGGTGCAGTTGTCGAGCAGCCAGATCACAGGGCGGAACGGGCCGCTGGTGGGGTAGATGCCCAGCCAGGCAATACGCTTGCACGTCATGCTTTCGAACTCAGCCACCGCCAGCTCAGCAATGCGTTGCACCAGGTGCGTGGGGACCTCAAGCGACAGGGTCAAGTACCTGGTGCAGTTCTCTAAGAGCTGGCTGTCGCCAGCAAGATGCTCACAACGGTGGCGGTATAGATACGCCACGGCTGCTTGCTGCATCGCGGCTCGGTAGTCCGTAGCGGGGTTGGTAGTCAGGGCGACGGTGTTCATACAGTTGCGGCCTCCATATCCAGTTGGTCCAACAGATCGGGTTGATCGTTTTTTGCCGTGAGGTTTTGTCGAGCAAGCAGGCGCACTTTGGTGGGCGCCATGGGCAAAACGGTGAGGGGACGCTCGATGCCTGACGGGCTGAGCTGGTATTCCCAAACCAAGGAACCGGAGAACGTGGCGCCGCATAGCAGGTTGGTGCATTCCGAATACATCGAGCGGAAGCAGGGCGTCTGCCCCTCGGAGGTACGGATGCGCATCGAGCTGCCGCAGCAAGGACAGACCAGCTTGTAGGTGCTCAATGTTTTGGCCCCCGGCTGTGCAGCAGAATCGTTGCCAGGACTTCAGAGTGACGGGCCGCCATGTAATGGCTGTGAGCGCGCAAAATCGCTTCGGCTTCGTCCCGCTCAATGACGCCGTCGTCCAATGCCTTCGCAATGATCTGGTCGACCACACCGCGCTTGGCTGCTGCACGCACTGAACGGTTGTAGAGGTCTACGTTGTCCAGTGTTTCAGGCTTGGCGAGGGGAACGAACATGCCGCCGTACATCGCGGCGATGTATTCCGGCAGGTAGGTGGTGCCCATGTCCTGCTCTAACAGGTGGATCTGTTCATCGCTCAGGGGCCGACTGCCGGCGTTCTCGTAGATGTGGTTATCGAACTTCTTGAGTTCGTATCCAAGGCGCGCTGCTGCGCATTCCCGGCCACCTTCGTAGTCGTTGATCACTGCGCTCATTACTTGGCGCTTGGTCGCTAGAACTGGGCGTTTCATCTTCTGGTTTCTCCCTGGAGTCATCGCCCCTACAGTCGTTTCATACAGCCGGTGCTGAGTTTTGCTCGGCGTTTTCCGCGAGGATTCCCGGCAATATTTCTTTGCCAATCACCCGAGACAGGTCTCGTAAGATTTGGAACGTTAACCTGCCGCGTGGCAGCCTTTTGTTTCCTGCCCAACGCTGAACCACTTGCGTCACTGTGCGCACCTCATAGCCATGGCTTAGGGCGAACTGACGGAAGTTACTGCCGCGCTCGATCAGTCGTGCTTGGATCTGGCGCTTTTCCATGGCTTGGCTCATGGTTGATGTGTTCCTAGTTGGTTAAGATGTACTCATTGCGCATAAGCCTATTTATTCTATTTAAATAAATCAAGCGGTATTTATTCAAAATGCAGAAAAAATCGCTCGACGCCGTGCTTGAACGCTTGATGATGGTCTTTGCCGTTGATAGCGACAGCGAACTGGCGCGTAAGCTGGACGTGAATCGACAGACGTTGGGGAGTTGGCGAAGCCGGCAATCCATACCTTATGCGTTATGCGTAAATGTGAGCGAGGCTGAAGGCGTTTCTCTGGATTGGTTGCTCACTGGTGAAGGGAGGATGTTGAGGGGGGACGCAGTCGGGAATGCTGAATTGTCAGTCATTAGTCCGCAGGAAGACGCGATTCTGGCTCTATTCCGAGCTTTGGAAGAGACCGATAGGCGAGAGATACAAAGCGCTGCTGAAGAAAAGAAACGCATAAGGGATATAGAGCAGCGGCTAAAAGAATTAACTGAAGCCCTTGCGGCCACCAAAAGGCCAGCATAATCTGTTCTCTTTGAGAACATACGTTTCGAAATTTTTATGGCCCCGGATCGCCAGTAGGTGTCCGCAATTCCAAGTAGTGGGGTGAGAATGGACTCATTAAAAGATTTGATGGATCTGTTAGGTAAGGCCAAAAACCTTCGGTTGAATATTGCCGCTTTCGTGGTTTCTTCTATCGTTCTTTTCGGTGTTAGCAAAGAACTGTTCTCTGTTGGTGACGCTTTTGAGACAGTTTTAAAGGGTTTGGCTTTAATTACCGCTATAAGAATAGTTTATGGCGTTATCGGCTTTATTCTCGATTCCATTAGTCGACTTCAAAATCGTAAGGCGGCAGCTTTAGCCAAGGAACTTCTGGACGAGGAAGCTCGCATCAGAAGAGAATTGGATATAAAAAATGCGGCTGACGAGAAGTTAAAGAAAGAGAATAAAATTCGCCACGCTTTTGAAAATCTCGATATTTTTCAATTGTACTATATTCAAGAGCTACGTAAGCAGAATCACATAAATATTTCGAAAGGGGCCGATCTATTTTCGTTGAAAGGTAGTGAGATAGTCCGCGCTGTCAGCACTAATGAACGAATGGAATCTGTAGCGCTCACTCGTGAAGCGAATTTGATTCTGAACGGCGAATTATGGGCAAGATTTGATGAGCTAAAACGAAACTCAGTAACGAGATTTTTTGAAGGCGTTCAGCCGATGGCGATGAAGTACTTCAAAGATTTTTTAACGGAGGACAAAATCAATACTAGAAATATTCATGCGCGTTCACTTTCTTACTATGAAAATGAAGGCGTATTTTCGAAGTTTTCGCGCTCCGTTGTTTTTCTTCAGCCCCAGACAAGCTCTATTTACACTATCGACCCTATTGCGAAGTCAGCTCTTGCCGAAGTCATCAATAAGGGCAATTAGCTTTGTCTTGATAATTATTTGATTGAATGCTTAAGCGTTTTGGCAAATTCTGTTCGGTATCGGAGGTTGACGTGAGTGATAGTTATCAGAAGTTGAATACAGATCGCTTGGCTGAAATATTTAAAGATCGTGTGACCAAACCGCAATGCCCTTTTTGTGAACATGACGACTGGGCGCTACCTCAATTGTCCGGGTCAAGTGGGGTAATGCTCCCTTGGGCATATGGTGAGAATTTCGCGCTTACCGGCCCCTCTGCTGTGATGCTCTACTGTAAAAACTGCGGATTCATGCGGTTGCATGCTTTGGATGCATTAGACGGTGTGCTTGAGGACACGGGCATTAACGCTGATTTAATCGAGGTCGGGCCGAAAAGGGAGGACGCATGAACAAGCAGTTCGAAGTAGTGATTTTGAGCGATAGACGTTCTGCTCGTTTTGGTGGTGACAGAAATGAAAACGGGGACGATAATGGAACCAGAACCCCGCCGGGACCACCGGGAGACGATCCAATGGAAGCGCGCGTAGCCAAACTTGAAACTCATGTTGAGTACATTCGTAGAGACTTGGATGAAGTCCGCGGTGACGTCAAAATCATCAAAAATAGGCTAGCCTATTTCGCGGGTGCTTCGCTGGTTATCGTGGCCATTCTGGCTTGGGTAGTGAACAACCGGTTTGACCAGGTGCTACAGCTGCTAACCAAGTAGCTTCTGGCCTTACATTTAAACCCGGCGATCGCCGGGTTTTTTGTTTTTCGACATTCTGAAAAATCACGTTCCTACGGATTGCATCCTCTTCCACTCTCGATCCACCGCCCGACTAGCTGTTTTCTGACCCGCATACAGCCACCGCAACCGCTTCGGCTTCGCCTGATCCCCCGCTGTAACCGTCTTTTCCTTCCCGGTTTTTTGATCTCGGTAGTACGCGACGATCCCTGTGTAATCGCCTTGGTTCTCTTCCGCCAGATCCTCGACGTTGTCCTCGGGCAACTTGCTCTCCAACTCCAGGCTGACGGTGTAGCCGCCATCCGGGCTCAGGTTGTGCTGCACGTTGCCGCCGTACCAGATGATTTCGTCGATTTCCGCTTTAACGCCCTGGAGCGTGTAGGTCAGTTCGGGGATCAAATCCGGCCGTCCCATCGCGAGCGTGTAGCTGAGCGTGGCGCTGCCGCGCTGCAGGCGTCGGAATTCAGCTCTCGCGGCCCTGAGCGCAGACTGCTGGTCGCTGTAGGTGTGGCGAAGGTCTTTGAGATTGTCACCGCCGCCGGCAATCGCCTCCTGTTTCTTGGCGCTGTGCACGTCGTAAAAATATGCGCGCACACCGTCGTAGCTGTCGCGATCTGCCTGCAAGTAGCGGTGCTGGTCGCCGTCGGCACGGGTGAGGATAATGTGGGGCAGGGGAAGCCCGCTCGCCGTCTTGCCGCCGCCGGAGGGGATGCAGAGTAGACACCCGGCCTTCACGCTGGCCACCGCGTCGAATTCTTCGCCCAAGCGGGTAATCAGGTTGGCATCCGATTCGTTGGCCTGGTCAAGCTGCAAGATTGGCAGCGCACCTAGCGCACCAGCCACTGTCGACGTGAGGTTGTTCCCCATGGCGATATCGCCGATGACCTTGCCCAACGTGGTATTGCTCCAGCTGCGCTCGCGTTTGGTCTTCAGCCCTTTGCGCAGATCTGCTGATCGAGCGCGAATGCTGAGCACATCCGGCGCGCCGGTGTGTTCCGTCTCGTCGACGGTGTAGGTGCCTTTGTCGACCAGGCCGGTGTCGCTCCATCCCAACCATAAGCGAAGCACCGCACCCTTCGGCGGTATCGACAGCAGACCGTCATGGTCGCTCAGCGTAATAGTAAGCTGGTCGGCCTCGACGCCACGGTTGTCTGTTAGGTCAAGGTTCATCAGCCGCGGGCTCACCTTCATGGCGATATCAATGCCGTCCACCGTGAGGCGGAAGGCAGGGACAGGGTAGGCGGCATCCCGAACGAAGCGTTCCGCCGTGTCCACCAGGTAACCGGTGACTTTGGATAGCGCGGCCTCTATCACAACAGCCCCCGCAGAATGCTGAGCCCGGTACTGGTCGCGGCGCCGAGCAGGTCGATACGGTCATCGTCGGTACGCTTGAGCGTAAGGGTGAACTCAATGCGCTTTGGCGTGCCGTCTCTGAAAAATACGGTTTTGGTCTCGCTCAGGCTTTCGATCACCCACAACCCGTATATCCGGCCTGTACCTTCAACCATCGGCCAGGCCTTGCCGGTGTTCGCCATCAAACGTAGAGCGTCCAGGCTGAGCACGCTGCCAGCCAGTTCCGGGAGGATGATGCCGGGGAGGGTGATGGTGTCGTCCCCACGCCCGACAAACTGCAGTGCGGGTGACGCCCCGACGCGGCTGTTGCTGGCATGGCGCCAGTTGGTTTGGCGCTGCAGCTCCTGGTAAGCGAGGGTTGATAGGCTGAACACGAACATGCCGAGGCTGAGCATCATGGTGATTAATCCCGGTCCGATAACTTGCTGCGCTGACGGGCGCGTTTCTCGTTTTCAATCTTGTTGAGCATGGCGCGCAGGCTTTTCTCCATGGCTTGCATGTCCATGCCAGGGGCCGCTGCGATGGTGATTTCGTAGGTGTCGTGGCTGTCGTAAACCGTCGATGTGCCCGCGCAGCTGATCGGAGGACGATCATCGACCGCTAACGCCGGCATGGCTGTGGCGGTGAGAGCCAGGGTGCCGGCCGCAGTCAGTTGTTTGCCCATGTTTGACAACGTGTTGAGCGGCCCCTTTTGTCCGCCCTCCAGGCCCTTTGTCAGCCCTTCCATGGTGAAACCACCCAGCTCAGCGAACACCCGCGACGGGCTATGGATGCCCAACTTTTCCTTGAACCATCCGATGCTGGAGTCGCCGATGGAACTGATAGCACCCTTCACGGCGCCGAGCCCGGCGGTCAAGCCTCTTACCAGACCGTTGACGATCATGCCGCCGAATTCAGTGAATTTGCCGGGCAGCTCCGCGCCGAAGTAATTCATCACACCAGCGAACGCCTGGTAGAACAGCCCGAGCGGGTTGAAGCCAATGATCAGTTGCAGGATGCCCTTCAGGCCTAGGTCAAAGCTCGCTTTGATTGTGGACCACACATTGACTACGCCAGTCGCGATTGACCCGATGGCGCTTTTGATAGCGCCAAAGCCAGCGGTCAGACCGTTGACCAGGCCGTTGATGATCATGCCGGCGAACTCTGTGAACTTACCAGGTAGCTCGACGCCGAAGTAGTTCATGACCCCGGCGAATGCCTGGTAGAACAAGCCAAGCGGACTGAAGTTGATGATCAGCTGCAGGACGCCCGCTAGGCCCTGGTCAAAGCTCGCTTTGATGGTGGTCCACACGTTGGTTGCGCCGGTTGCGATAGAGCCGATGCTCTGCAGCAGTGTCATGAGCATGTTGCCGACAGCTGCACCGAAGCGCTGGCCCATCGACTGCGCAGCACCGCCAACGTCTTCGACCGGCTTCAATAGGTCGCTGAACCAACTGATCACACCACTGATACTGGAAGAGATCATGTTGAACAGCGGGCGGACGATGCTGCCCAGCAGACGCAGTGCGAAACCTATAACCGGAATGGAGTAGGCCGCTTTGGCCAGACTGACCAGCAAACCGCGGAACTTGCCGAACCCGGCAAGGACCGGCTGCAGGGCGTCAGTGAGCCCCTGCCAGAAGCCGAGGAAAAACCCTTTAATCGGCTTCCAGTACTTGTAAATCAGCAACGCGGCGGCGACTAGGCCCGCGACAGCGGCGATCAGCCACCCGACCGGAGTTGCCAGGATGGCCGCACCGACCGCGCTGATGGCGCTGCCGAGCATTGGAAACACGCTGACTGCCGCAAACCGCGCAGAATTGATTAGGGTTGGAATGACACTCACCATGCTGCCGGCGGCGCGACTGGCCGTGACCGTCTTCCAGATTCGTCCCATCCGGCCCACCTCTACACCGGCGCCTGCAGTTGCGATGCGGGTTCCGATTAGTTGCGCTTTGATACTGCCCAAGCGAATGCCGAACATCGCCATGCCGTACCGTAGCACTGCGAGGGGGCCGAGCATGCTTGCCATGGTCAAGGCCAGTGTGCCGAACACCACGGCGGCGGCTGCTACAGCCGCGACGACTTTGACCAGGCCCCCGGCCAATTTCGGATTTTCCCGCGCCCAGGCACCGACTCCATTGGCAAGTTCGCCCAGCGTGTTGATCAGTCCCTTTAGCTCGGGCGCAACTGCGGCTCCGAACTCCGCCATGGCGTTGGTGAAGCTACCCTCTGCGGCTTCCATGACGTTGGTGAGGGTGCCGAGCTGTTCGTTGACGCGTGTACGCAGATCGGCCTGGGCTTTCAGCTTCTGTTGCACCTCTCGATAACCGGCCAGCCCCTTGTTCATCATGACGTCCAGGGTGGACATCGTCTCTGCATCGTCCCCGAACAACGTCTGTTTAACTTCCGTACGGTCGATATCATTCAGCGCTTTTAGCTTCTCAATCTGCGCATACAAATTTTCCAGACCGGAAAAATTGCCTTCGTCATCAGTGAATTTGAGCGACATCCCTTTTTTCGCGAGCACTCCATTCGCTTTGTCTACTTTGTCCTGATTCAAACCTGCCTGAAAAATTTTACGGAAAGCGTTACCCGCCGAGCTGCCGTCCATGCTGGCCTGGTCCATCATGATGAGCAGCGGGGCGAGTTCTTTGGCCGCGTCGATGCCCGACTTCTTGATGACGTCCATGACAGGTGAAATTTTGCTGAAGCCCTGCATCATGTTGCTCGGATCCATACCGGCGTAGAAGCCACGCTGGATTGTGTCCATCAGCCCCATCATGTCTTTTTCAGTGGTTCTGGTGGCGTCCTGCATTTTGGCGGCGAACTCGGCCGCTTCTGTGGCTTCCATCTTCATTTGCACGCCGAGATACGCAGCCGCTTCCCCGGTGCCGCCCAAGATGCTATGCGCGCTGATGCCCTGGCGACGAAGCATCGTCATCATGTTCTGGAAGTCTGCCGTGGTACCTGGCAGTCGGTCGCCAAGCTTGGTGGCCAGGTCCGTGATCTTCTGGAAGTCGGCGGAAACCTTCCCGGTGTCGTCCATCATCGATACCTTGAGCTGAGTGGCTGAATCCTCATTCGGGGCAAAAGCTTTGATTGCCGACACTGCGGGGCGGCTGGCGGCATAGCCCGCGCCAAGGCTGGTGGCGCCGGACACAGCAACACTGCCAGCCAGGCTCTGGGTTTTATCGTAGGTGGCGCGGGCCTTCGCCAGGCTGTCCTGCTTGTGCTTCAGCGCATCCAGTTGGTCCATCTGCAATTTCATAGCCTGGGTGGCGGTGTCGATATCGCGCTTGAGCTTCAGCTCGTGCGCGCCCAGGGCATTGGTGTTTATGCCGGCGTTTTTGAGCTGCTCGCCGAGGTTGGCAAGCTTTACCCGCTGCTGGCCGTACTGCTCGCCCAAGCGTTTCGACTCGGCGGTGTGCTGTTTCAGCAGCGCGAGCTGATCCTTGAACGGGCTTTCCAGGCGGCGGATCTCGTCGCGCAGACTGGCATGGCCGGCACGACTGGTGCGCAACTGCGCGTTGTTAATTATGAACCGGTCAGCCAGGGCCTTTTCCTTGGCTGCGAGCTGGTCCAGCTGGGTCTTGCGCTCCCGCTGTGCGGCCGTGAGGCGGGTGTATTCGTCGTGCTGTGCTCGGGTCAGGGCATTGCCCTTTTGCATCACGGTATTGAGGGCAGCGATCTGGCTGGCTGATTGGCGGTGTTCGTCGCTCATCAACCCCAGGGCATTGCGTGTCCCGGTGAGTTCGCGCTTGAGGTCGGTCTGACTGGTTTTGAGCGCGTCGACCTTCTGCCGCGACTTGTCGAACAGCGCCTGAGTCGGCGCGAGCTGCTGCCGGACTCTGGCCGTTTCGCGGGCGAGTTCGCCTACCTTGGTGTTGTTGGCGGCGAGCGCCTCGGATGTCGCGCGGGTGGCGGCCTGCAGTTCGCGCCAGGCGCCGACGTCGCGTTGCTGGGTGTTGAGTTCTTTCAGGCGGTCGCGAGCCGCTTTGAGGGCTCGGGCGGTTTCCTTGCTACCGCCCGTGATTTTGTTCAGCGGACCTGTGGCTTTGTCGATGGCGCTGAGCAGCACCTGAAGTCTCAGATCATTCGCCATCGTTGGAACTCCGCACCCTGGCGCGCTCGCGCCAGTCCATCAGGTCTTGCAGGCCCAACTGATCCATATCAGCCGGTGCCCAGTGAAAAACCACGGCCAGATCAGCCATAGCGTCCTCTACGCGACGAGGGATGCATCCGTCTTCGCCGACTTCTGCAACAAAAAACCGGAGACTTTGCTGCTCAAGGCCAGCAGGTCGGCCGGGTCCATGCCGGCAACTTCGATGGCGCTGATGCTTGGCGAGCTGATGCGCGGCAGAACCTTGATCAGACTGCCAACGTCCATCTGCAGCAGCTCCACCAGGCTCACGCCCCGCAGCTCTCCCGAGTTCGGTTTGCGCAGGGTGATGCTCTCGATGTTGGTGGTGCCGCGACGGATCGGCGTGTCGAGGATGACGGTGTCGTCGTCGGCCAGCTGCTGCACGTCGGGCTGTTCGATGGGTTCGTTCTTCATGGGATTTGCTCCTGGTAATTAAAGTGTGAGTCTCGATCGAACGGACGGGTCAGATGCCCATGGCGGTGCGATGCTTCTCCAGCATGTCCACGCCGTTGACCTTCTCGACGAAGTTGAGCAGGTCGATTTCGATGATTTCTTCGCCATCTACCGTCAGCTTGTAGTAGCTGCAGGTGGTGGTCATGGAGTGCTCAGTGTCCTCACCGGGCTGGGCGTCGCCCATTTCGATGGTTTCGTGGCGACCGCGCACAACCACTTCCACATTGCTGACTTCGCCCGTGTCGTCCTGCTGATACGGGCCAGAGAATCGCAGGGCCACGCTGGAGGCGTTGACCGCGCCGAACTGGCGCAGAGAGATCAGATCGAGGCCGCCGGTCTTCCATTCGAACTGGATGCCGTCGTCGGACATGCCCAGGTCAGCCTTGACCGGGCCATTCATGCCGCCGCCGCGATAGGCTTCCATCTTGCGGCCGAGGGAGGGCAGGGTGAGAGACTTCACCAAGCCGAGGTAGCTGTTGCCGTCATTGAACAGGTTGAGGTTTTTCAGCTTGCGTGGCATTGCCATGGCGGTGTTCTCCGGGATACGGGGTCAGGGTGAACTCCCCTTGCGGGGAGGCCCGGTCTAGCTGTTGATGCCCTTGGCGAAGTCGATCAGGTAACGATCGGTGATTCGCTGGCGGAAGGTGAGGTCTTCAAGCGGGGGCACAGGGGTATAGTCGTAATCGACCCACAGCTTGCCGGCCTTAAGGGTGTCCTTGGTGTTGACGTCGTCGGGATACCAGCAACTGCCGCCGATCAGATAGCCCTGGGACTTCAGCTCGCGCATCTTGGCGTTCACGCCTTCGACCAGGTCGCGTACCAGGGAGGCGTGCATAGGCCTGTCGATAGCCCACATGTGCGCTTCGCCCATGGTGTCGGCGATGATTTGCGCGGTGCGGGTGTAGTTTTCGAAGGCGAACAACGGATCATCGCTGCAGGTGCGGCTACCCCAGAAGCGGAAGCCGTTGGCGTTGATCAGGGTGGTGACGTCGTTGCTGTTCAGGTAGTTGGCGTCCGTGGCCGGGTTTTGCAGATCCCAGAACACGTCGGCGCTGATACCGGTCACGCCGCTGACGGCCACGTTGGACAGGGTTTTATGCCAGCCTGTCTCCTGATCGATCTTGGCGCGCAGGCCAAGCGCACGGGCCACAGCCGAGGCGGTGGTGGTCTTGTTGGCGACGGTGTCCCAGTTCTGGAAGTCCGGCCAAATCACCATCATTTCGCGGGCGCCGAAGTTCGCGCGGTAAGCGACCACCTCTTCCTTGGTCTTGCAGCCCCAGGCGCTGACGTAGGCAAAGGCGCGGAGGTCTTTGGCGATGGCGCCGAGTGCGGTGGCCACCTGCAAACTGTCCAGGCCAGGCACGCCGAGGATGCGCGGGGCCATGCCCACGCGAGACTTGGAGGCGAGCAGGGCTTTCATGCCGGTGTACTGGCCGGTCGGTGTGGTGCCGCCGATCAGGGCGCTGGTAGTGGCCGCTTCGTCGGCACCTTCTTTGACCCGCACGACGATGACATAGGGCTTGGTCTGGTCGGCGATGCCTTGCAGGCTCGCCGCCAGGGTGCCCTTTACGCCGGCTTTGCCGACGGCAGTCTGCACGTTGGTGATCAGGACGGGCGTGTCCAGAGGGAAAACGAGTGGGTCCGCATCTTCAGCCGTGCAAACCATGCCGATAACTGCGGTGGGAATAGTGCGAATGGGGCGGGTGCCGTCGTTGAGTTCGATGACCCGCACGCCGTGGAGATAATCGGCCATGGGTTGGTGCCTGCGCTGTGATGGAATGACAGTGCAGAGGTTGCCGCGCGCGCGCCGGCTGGGCGAGCGCGGCACCTTGTAGGGGCCGCGTTTACAGGGGGAGTTTTATCGAGTCTGGTCTTTGATCCAGGCTGGTGGTACTGGACGTTTGCCGGTATCGGGGAAGTTGTCCGATTGAGGCCAGTCGCGCAGCTGCTGCATGTAGCTTAGCAATTCAGCGTATTGTTCGGCGGTGAGCGTTGTGTCGGCGCCCATCTCCGCCTGATCACGGTGGCGATCTCGCAGCCAGACGAGGTCAAGTAGCTCTGAGTCTCGCCAGCGCCGCTCTTCATTGGCCGCTTCTTCAACAGTCGATTTAGGTAGCGTCTGCCCCCCATCGGCAACCCATTCTAAGTAGGACACCCAGTCCTTGTTGCCCATGTCGTCCGGGACAAACACCAGGTCGGGCATTCGCTGAACGCCGGCTACCGTAAATCTGTACGCAAGATCATTCATTGTCATTACCTCAAAGTTCCGCGTCGGCGGTCCACTCGATCTGAAGGGTGAAGCCGGGGACAGAGCCGCTTGGCGGCACGCAAGACAATGCGAAGCCTGTAGCCCATAAGCTCTGGATATTGGTCTGCGTGCAGGGCCTGCCGAGCGATTGCGCCCACACTTCAGAGGTCTGCTCACCAGGGGAGAACAATCTCAACGTAGGCACAACGCGTTTCACTTCCCTGAAGTCCATACGCAAAGCCGACTGTGAGGACTGCGCTGCTGCGGATTGCGTGAAGCTGGCGATGCAGGTGGAAGGACCGTTGTTCGACTTAAGGGGGTGGTCCTGCAGGAACGACTTTTCGAAGTAGCGCAGGCATGCGCGGTACTCCTCCTGGTGCGTCCTGTAATCGTACGGAGTCGCCACGCTGCCGGACTCGATCTGAACGTTGGTAATGTCCGTGTAATGGGCACCAGTCCCCCAACTGGCAAAGATAACTTCCAGGAAGTCATTGGCGACGCCCTTGTTCTTGTTCACCACGCCGCCCAGGTCGAGGGTGACGACGTATTTTTTATATACCGTTGTCAGCTCCACCGAGGTGCCCACATCGACGTTCGGCTCGGTTGAGTTCACTCCAAAGTTCTGGCGAAGAATCACCGCACACGTATGTGGAACGCTGGTTTTCATATAAAACGAGACCGTGACCTTCCCGCCGGCCAGTGTTTCGACGTTCTCGATACGCTGACTGAGGTTCCAGCCCTGGCCTTCACCCTGGCGCGAAAGTCTCAGGGCAAATTTTGCTTCGTTGATATTGGCGTCCTGCTCGAGGGGCAGTTGGCTCCAGTTACAGGTTGCGTTTTTTGGGCTGTAAATCATCCAGCGGTCCGGGCCGAACGTGCTTTCGGGGTCACCGTTGGCTTTTCCGACGACGCCTGACTTGCCCCGCTGCCAAATCTGGAATGCACCGTTGATCAACCGGTTCTTGCGGAATACGTGCACTGGGAACTGCTGGAGTGGGCTCTCGATCTGGTTGCGCACGGTCTCGGTGTTCGCCACCCGCTTCGATCGGTCATTAACCGGCGGGGTTGGGGCGTTCTGCCCACCTGCCCATTGAAACGAGAGAGGCGTGGTGCCCAACACAATCGGCGCGTCGGTGATCAACTGCCAGAGCGTGTCGCCATTGGCGGCGCCGCGCTCAACGTGAACCAACAAACCAGGTGTCACCTCCGCGCCGATATCAGCATCCGCAGTACGGGTCCAGATTTCGGCGGTGGTGAGGTATAAGCCATTGTCTTTGCCCTGGGCCTGGTCTTTCACCAACACCCGCGAACCCACCGGCACTGCCACGCCGTCGATGGTCTGCGCACCGGCCAGGACTACTGGGCCGGTGGTCGCTACCAGCACCGACTGCTTCACATCCTGCTGATTGATGGCGTCAGTGATGGAGTCCGTCACGAACTTGCGAGTGGCGAGCACGACTGCCGGATCGATCATCAGCACCACGTTTGCCGCGCTGGATACGATGAAGTTCATGCGTATCACCTGTGTCCGACCGGAGCCTTGGGACATCAGGGGCTTATAGGTAGGTGCGCAGTTCGCCACGGCGACTAAGTCGCCATCAGCGTCATAGAGCCCGATCTCGTTGATCCACCACCCGCCATCTTCCGCCGGGATGATCTGCTCGGCGATAAGGATGTTCGGGTTGGCCGGGTCAATTGTGAGTTTATTCAACGGCCTCCGGCGTCGTTCGTTGATTAACTTTTTTTGGTTGCGATCCGGTACTGGATTAGTTTCGTTTGCGTCACCAACCCCCATGTCCGTTAGCTTCCAAGGAATGCCGAGCGCGTCCGCATTGGCCTGCTTGGCTTCACCTATGGCCGTGAGAATCGCAAAAAACTGAGAGTTGGAGTTGATCATGGATAGATGTCCAAGGTGTCGATGGAATGTTCACGACCCGCCACGCCGACGTAGCACGCAAGGTCGATAGCGCCTGGGATCGGCGGATAGGTTTCGAGGGTGTCGATGGTGTGTTCCCGACCCACGGCACCGATAACGCCCGTGATCTCGATGTCGCGAAGGACCGGCGGATAGACGTCGATCTCGTCGCCGTCGTAGGTGCTCGCGAAAATGTGGATGCTTCCGGTGGTCTCGAGACTGATGGCAAGGCCGGTAAGATGGCGCGTAACTGGCCTGGCATCATCAATGAGCCAGGTCAGTTCCTGGTACATCTCTTCGGTAATGCCGGTTTCCAGCACACCCACCTTTATGGCGAACGTGCCCGGTACGCCGTTCGGCGTGGTTTGCCACCACTCAAGCACTTCAATCAGGTAGCCGAGTGGTTCCACCACGCGACGCAGAGCGCCGATGGTGCCTTTACGTGAATGAATGTAATGCGATGACCGGATGGCTGCGCGTTTAGCTGCCTCGCTCCATTTGCCGTCCCACCGGTCGACCGAAAAGGCCCATGCCAGATAAGGCAGCAGCTCCACCGGGCATGTATCCGGGTTGCACAGTTGACGCAGGGGGATCGGCACGCGCTGGATCTGCGCGAGCGCCTGAGCCGCCTGGCGCTCCAGCGGCGTGGAGTTCGCCGGAAGCAACTGTTGCGCTGCCATTACTCGGCGCCCCGGTTCAATGTGATGCCGGTGCAATAAGGCGCTTGAGCCTTGGTCGCGACGATGTCCACCCAGTCTTCCAGTTCGACTTTGCGCACGCCTTCGACGTGGAGCGCAGCATGGAGGGCCGATTCCGAAACCTCCATGCCCAAACGCCGCCGTTGATGAACGTAGGCCTGCAGCCGCTGTTCTGCAGCAGCCAGGATAGGTTCAGACTCGGGGCCGCTCGACAGCAAATAGAGCTTGGCCTTGACCTGGTAATTCAGGATCTGCGCGCCCTGGACAGTGAGACGGTCGGCCACCGGCCGGCGGTCATCGTCGCTCAAGTAAGCGTTGACGGCGGCAAGCAACTCGGGGGGCGCCGTGCCATCGCCCAGCAATGACTGAACCGTGACCACGGCGACGGCAGGCGAGGGGCTTTCGGCGGTGGCGTCGGCTACCCGACCGTCCGCTGCCCTGGCGTGGAAGATGTAGCTGTTGCGCGGGCCGGCAGTGCTCAACCCTTCCCAGGCCATCTGCGCGCGTTCGCGCAGGCTATCGTCGCCTTCCATCAGCTTTGGGATCGGAGGCACAGCGTTGGCTTTGCTTTCCTGTATCACCAAGCGCTTGACGTTGAAGTTTGCAGCTAACTGTTCCAGGTCAGTGCCCCGCGCGGTGGCGAGCAGGTTGGCAAGCGACGCTTCGTTGACCCGCTGACGCCATACGGTCTCGCGGTAGGTGTTTTCCTGCAGCAGCTTGGTGAGCGGCTCCGACTCTATCTCCAGGCGTGCCGCGATCTGGGCCTGCTCTTCGGCCGGCCAGAGGCTGATCATGTACGCCTTTCGCTCGGCCAGAATCTGTTCGAAGTCGATCTGCTCGACGATCTGCGGCGGTGGCAGCTGGCTGAGGTCGATGGCGGCGAAACTGTTCATACACTGCCTCCCAGCTGCAGCGGCACGCTGAGGCTCAACGGCTCATTGGTATCCACCACAGTGCCCTCCAGATCGATCGAGGCCTGGCCCTCCATATTTGCTCCCGCGAACTGCACACGGCTCAGGCTGATGCGGGTTTCCCAGCGCATAAGGGCCATGACGGTGGCCGCGTAGACGCGCAGACGGTTGACGTCGTTGAAGGGGTGGTCTACCAGCTCGGGCACCAAGCTGCCGTATTCGCGGCGCATTACCCGCGTGCCGATGCGGGTGGTCAGGATGTCGGTGATCGCCTGACTGATGTGCTCGCGCTCGCTGATGGCGCCGCCGGTGTGTCGATTCATGATGGGATGGGCACCCCGGATTGGTCGCTACCGGCCTTGACGCCGGCGTGCGGGTGTTTGACCAAGCTGACGCCGGCTGCGACCACGTCAATTGACACGTCAACCCGACCGGTGACGGTCTGATTCCCGGTCTGGATGTAGTCGCCTTTGTGTGTGATGTCGCCGACCAGATTGATGCCCCCGGTACTGATCAGATTGGTGGTGCCACCGTCGGCCAGTGTGGCGTTGAGATGGTGGACCACGCTGTCGTACTCGATCACCGTGCCGTCCGCGTAGGTACGACGGTGCAGGCCTTCGCGGTTGCCGTTGGCGGGGATGTGGTCACTGAATACGCCTGTCACGGCTATCCCGTTGGCGAGCTGGCCGGATGGGCTGAGCAGGATCACCTGTTCGCCGATAGTGGGCGGGTCCCATTCACGGTCTGCTCCGGCGCGCCACGCAAGCCAAGGTAGCCAGGCGGTGGTCAGCTTTCCGGTTGTTACCTGCACGCGCGGTGGCTCCATCTGCACGGCGGCGATGACGCCGAAGCGGATGAGGTTTTCGAGCAGGCGGGCGAGGGCGGCTAAATCGTTCATGGCGCCGATGGTGGCGCCACGCGCGTGCGGGCGCAGCTACGGCGCCTTGTAGGAAGGGGGCTTACAGTGTCAGGTGGGCCAATAAGCTGTCGCGTATCAAATCGAGGTCTTCGTCCGTAAAGCCCAATACCTCACGCTGCTCATAGCGCACTTCGGGCGCGTCTCGCTCCGCGCGGTCCTTCAATCCGAACTGGTGAACCCTAGCGATGCGGGAGATCCGCCCGGTAAACCCCACCGTCACGGCATTGCTGTCGCCTCGGGCCTTCATATAGGTCGCGGTGCGCAACTTTTTGAACATCTCAACCTTACGCCGGATACGGCCTTGCTTGCCGCGCAAGTCCCGCTTTTTCCGTGGTGCGAACTTGCTGCCATCCGGGTTTTGCTGTGTCAGTACGCGCTTTTGTTGGCTGCGCCGCAGTTCCTGGCCGATGGAGCGTGCGAGTTGATTGCGGGCGCCTGGCTGGAGCTGTTCCAACAGGCCGGACGCCCAGATCTCTAGAGCTTCCAGCTTATTTGTCATCGGGAACCGTCCATTCGCTGGCGTTGCCTTCGGAGCCTGGTACCCAATTAGGATCGAGGTAGCCCGCAACACGTTGCGGCTCGCCGGCATGTTTAACGGTGGTGTTGCCTTGAGCGTCTTTGCCCACCACCACCCGTTCCGTCAGGCGCAATGTGAGGCCGAGATCAACTTTTTCTTTATCAAGAATGTCGGCCTCGAACTGAATACCGGTCTGCATTTTTTCGTAGTTTTCCAGCAGCTCCGGTTGGTTGATGCTGATCCAACCCAGTACGGGCAGCATGACGCTGTCAGGGTGACCCGCAAAGGCGGTCAAGATGATCTGAAGATCGTAGCTGTACTCAAAAGAAAGGGTCGCCGCAGCGGTGCAGCGCACCTTGCCGTTGTCGATGAAGATCAGCAACAGGTCGGGGTTGTGCTTCAAGTCGGCAACGGTGGCCAGCAGGTGAGCGCGCAGGCTTTCGTGCTTGTTCATGGGTGGGCCTGCTTGTGTTTGTAGACCATGTCGACTTGGGCTGCGCACTCGGCCCAGGCGGCTTCGACGCGGTCCTGGTCGGTCAACTGGTCGCCATTAACGAGCGGGCTTGTCGCCGGCAGCTGGCACGGCACCACGGCCGGACAGCCAGTCACGGTAAGCTGCGGCGCCTGTGAGGGCGGGGCGTTCACGCAGCCGGCGAGCAGCGTCAGGGAGAGGCCGAGCAGCCCAGTCGCGTAGTTCGTCGTTTTCACGTTTCAGTTCCTCTATGGTTCGTGCGCGCTTTGCCAGGGCCTGGCGCAGCTGGTCCTGCTGGGCGCGCAGAGCGGACTGGCTTTCGCGTTCCTGCTGCAGGGTGGTGGTGAGAGTGTTGACGGTGGCCAGGTTACGGTTCGCGTCTTCGCGGGCTGTTTTGGCGGCGTCATTTGCCCGCGCGGCTTTGCCCTCGGCGGCGTCTATGCGCTGTTGCTGGCCCCAGATCAGCAGCGCCAGGGCACCGAGCAGCGCAATGCCGTACAGAGCCTGGCGCAGGGTGCTCACGCCCGGTACCAGCCGAGTTTGTTCATGGCAGCGGTGTCGAGCTGTTTAATCGGGCCGCGTACGATTACTGCCCTTGCGTTGTTCATCAGCTGGATGCACTCGGCCAGCCGCACCATGTCTTCCTGTTCGGTCGATTCCGGCACCACCAAAAGGTCACCGTCCTGCACCCTCAGTTTTTGAACCGCTTCGAAGTCGATCATGCCGCCACCCCTTTCCCGCACTCGCAGTTGGCGTGCCGCTCGTACGCTCGCTGAAGCTTGGTGTCGTAAAGGTTCCGCAGATAGTCCGGCCCGTTGTAGAGACGGGCGAACTCGGCCCATTTGCGGGCCTTCAGGGCCTTGTGCAGCGTCGGGTCCGTCTCGATGAAGCGGGTGAAGGCGTCGAATTGCTGCGATTCGCCGGCGCTCATTGCTGCCACAAATTCCTGCACGCTGGCGTAGCCAAGACGTTGCCAGTGGTAACCCATGATTTGAAAGGCGCCCCAGGACGCCGATTCCAGTGCGGCCGTGTCGTCGATCTGGCGGGCCATGGCCAGGCGTTGGTGCTCGGCGGTACCGCCGATGTAACCACCGGCCTTCGGGTTGACCAGGGCGGGATTGGTTGCAGCGAGTTCATCGGCGTGACGCTTGATCTGCGCCGGGTCATCACCGGTGTGTCGAACCTTCGCGAGCTGGCGGTACATGACGTGCCGTTCGAACAGGATCACCGGCTTGCCGTTTTCCAGGAAGCCTTTGCCTTTCGATTCCACTTCGTTGACGGCGTAGATAGTAGCCAGCGGCACGCCGAGGCGTTCAGCAGCGGTTACCAGGTCGTGGTTGCGCAGCAGTTGGGCACAGTCGCCGCCTGCCAGGCTGGATTGGGTCTTGGTACCGGCAACGCCATCGGCTACCAAGCCTACTTTCAACTGGTAAGCGCGTACGGCAATCTCGGTGGCGTCACCGTAGTGACCGTCCGGCACCAGGTTGGCACCGTACCTGTTGAGGTTCTTTTGCAGAATAAGCACCGCCTGCGAGCGGTCGCCGTGGCGAAGGGTGGTGGTCATGCACTGGGCCTCAACAGGGCGGCGACGTTGCCGCGTGAACGGAAAATCAGGATGCAGAGCAGCACGATGGCTGTGGCCTGGCCGAAGCTCGTCGGCTGACGGTCCAGTAGGATTTCCAGACCGCAGATGCAGAGCACTCCGCCAAACAGGCTTGCCAGCAGGGAGATGCTGCGCCGGTACCGCGCTTCACCTCGGGTGTAACAGGCCAGGCGCAGAGCGCTCAGCAAGTAGGCGATTGCCGCGATCAACTGCACGGCCAGTTCGATGTTCGGCATATCAGGTGCCCCCTCGGATGCGACGCCAGATGTCCCAGATATCCGCCTTTTCCACCCACACCATCAGTTTGATGCTGATCGGGATGACCACCAGGGCACAGAGGAAAGCGCTACCGCCGCTGGTGATGAACGGGATTGCTTGCAAGGCCATGGGGGCGAACAGGTATCCCACCCCGGCCGATAGGAACAGAGAGCCCAGGCGCTGCCAGACCTTGAGGTCGCGCTTGGTGCTGGTGACCAGCCAAGCGCCGAGGATGGCGCCGAACAGCGCCCCGTCGTCGATGACTGGCGTGACGCTTGCCAGGCCCAAGCCAATGAGCAGGCCGGACACAACGCTGGAAGTCGGATCAGCCATGGTGTGTGTTTCCTTGGTAGCAGTGGGTCAGTCCCATAGGTTCACCATCTGCCGTTGTGGCGCGCTGGTCTGGGCTTCGGGCATGTTGATAACGAGACCTTGCGGCAGGACGGGGCCGTTGTCTGCCAAGCCGGGGTTCGCCTGCAGCACCGCTTCGGTGACGCCCGCGGTTCGGCCGTAATACCGCCAGCACAGGGCGTCGACGGTGTCGTTTTGATTGGCGCGGACGGCGACGGCCATCAGATCAGCTCCACGGTAGTGCGGCTTTTCCTGAGAAAATCACGGATGGCCCAGCGCAGGTCGCGGCGGTAGTCGTCAATGGTGGGTGCGACCTCTTCGGCCTGTTTGTTGCCGGTGTTGGTGGCGCTGTAGTCGCGGTAGCGCTCGCATACTTCGGCACCAGTTCCTGCCTCGATCGCACGACGATAGAGGTGGGCCTGTACTGATACGTCTTTGATGCGATCACCTGGGACCTCTTCCAACGTGGTGTAACCGGCGGCTTGCTGAGCCGTTCGCCAGTCGCTTAACTCGCGGTTGAGGTTGATGGCGGCAGCGATCACGGCGGTTTCCAGACGAGCTGGGGTGACGCTGGAGTCGATGCGCAGGGTGGCGCGCAGGCTATCCAGATCAATCGACGGCCAGAACGGGTCGGTGTTGACGTGGCCGCTGGCGACGGTGCCGCTGGCTACAAATGCGCTCATAGGGAAGGACCCCGGCTGTCCGCGCGGGTAATCTCACGCCGGATCTGCTGCGTTGTGAATTCGGGATGTTGCGTGCAGAGGTAGCCAAACGCCCGCACAGCGTTGCGATTCGAAAGGCCCCGTTCGTGCGAGTTGGCAGGCATGATGGCGCCGCGTATGACGGGGCCAGTGCAGACGGTGCGGTCGTATGCCTCTGTTTCAGCGACGTACTGTTCAGCCGCTGCAGACATGCGTCGTTCGGATTCCGTAGGGGTGAAAGCACTCTGGTAGGGATTGGCAAAGGCGGTGTTCATGACGGCTCCGATAGATCGCCGGTGGTCGGGGCTTCACGTTCAGGAGGAGCGGCCTGGCCGATCCGCCCCGAGCCGGCGGGGTGCGTGGGGACGCTCGGTTAGCTGCCGGTGGCAGCGTGTTTTTTCAGGAGGCGTTCGGCGCCGTCCAAATCTTTTTTGCCGCCGCATCCGTCGTGCAACTCGATGGCGCGCTTGAGCAAATCAATGCCCGCCTGGATCTGCCCCGGTTGACCGGGTTCCTCGGCGGTGATGCCATTCAGGGTGGCGCGGCCGGTCGCCAGGAACAGCTTGGCGCGGGCTTGGTCGGGCATGTCCTCGTCTTCGGTCAGCTCTACCGTGCGGTGCAGGATCGCCAAGTCGAAAGAACCATTGGCCTTTTGAGCTTTCAGTGCTGCAGTGGCGATTTCTTCCGCCACCAGGCAACCGGTAGTGCGTTCGAAACGGTCCGGCATGATCAGCTTGTGCTTGAGCACGTAGTCGGCAATGTCCAGGGCGCCTCTGTAGTCCTCGACATCGATGCGCCAGATCATGACGGTAGTCATCACGTCGTCCTGGGCGCCGTTGCCAGCCTGGAGCACACCCTCTACATACGGGATGTACTCAGGCAGCAGTTGCAGTTTGAGTGCGGCCTTGCCTTCGTTGGACTGGATGGCCTTCAAGCGCAAGCGGTCCTGCAGCAGCTGATTCAGTTGGTGCTCGTAGGCGGTGGCACCGGCCATGGATTGCTGTGGTGCCGTTTTAGCTGCCTCCATGGCCGCGCGTGCGCGGCGCTGGTGGGCTTGAGCGATGCTGAGTGCCATGGGGTTAACCCTCGCTGCCGGCTTCTTCGACTGGGGTGATGTTTTCCAGCAGGCAACCAAGGCCGTATTCCTCGACCACATATGCCTCGTTCGACGATTCGAAGTTGCTGACGCGGTTCCACTCCGGCTCCTCTTTGAGGTAGCGGCGGCGCCCACCGATCTGCCAGTACACCGACAGGTTGGCGAAGGTGGTGATGAGGATGGCGCCTTCCGGCATATACGGCACTTCGTACAGGGGCAGGCCACCGACGCGGCGTTGCGAGATGATCAGATCGCTCGCCAGGGTGTTGGTCGCGTCCTGGTCCTTATTGACCAAGGCCAAGAACTTGTCGTGGACCAGCTCGCGACCAGTCAGCACTACCAGGCCGGGGTTACGGCGATACCAGGGGTCAAGCAGCTGGATGGCGTCGTAGACCAGGGCGTCGATGTTCTTAAAATCACCGGTTTTGCCGATAGTGATCTTGCCGGCGACAGCACCTTCTTTCAGCACTCGGTCAGGCGCGTGAGTGCGGTACTGCTGGAGCCAACCGATGTTGACGTCTTCCAGCAATGGGTGCGCGGTGCGGTCGGTTTGTTCGGCGGCCGAAGTGCCGTAGAAACCGATTTGGATACGGTCGAGCGCCTGACGTTGGGCAATTGCGCTGGCAAGACGAGTTTGGAAGTCAGGGAACTTCGCCCAGGCGTCGAGCTGCTTGTAACTGACGTAGGTGTCAAAGTCGGTCTGCTCTGCCCGGTATTTGTCGCTGGACAGGGTGCCAATGCTGCTGGGCTCACGCTTCTTGACCTTGGTGTTGGTGCGGCTGGCAACGGTGCCGCCGACGCCTAAACCGACCTTCTCGCCTTCCTGTTCGTCGACGCCGATGACGTTGACTTTGGTCAGGAACTCGCTCGATTCCTGAATCTTGGTTTCCAGGCGCTGCTGGATAGTCGGGTCCACGCTAAACGTGGCGGTGGCCGATTCGACGCCGTTGATCTGTGCCACTTGGGCGAGGTAGCCGGTGAAGAGTTTTCGAGTGTCGTTACGCATGGGTGTCTCCGATAGGGGGCTGGGCGGTTGAGGCCGCAGGTCAGAATTCAGCCAGGGCTTGTTTGCCGCCGCCGGTTACCGGTGGGCGCTGGGCTTGGGAGTGGTCTTGTGTGTTGCCGAGGGTCGTTTTCAGCTCGACCAGGTCTCTGCTGAGCTGCTCGACCTTGGTGTTCAGTTCACCGGAGAATTTCTTCTCTGCGGCAATTTGATCCGGCAGGTCTTTGACGTGGTCGGCGATCGCTTCGACGGCCTGGCCGATCTGGGCGAACTCTGCATCGTCCCTCGCCTGTTTACCGCCCAGCAGCGCCTGGACCTTGCTGAAAAGCTGGGCGCTGAGGCTGGGCTTGTCTTCGACTTCTTCAAACCGCAGTTCCGTTTCAACGGCCTCGGTGAACATCGACGTCGCCGAGTAGTGGCGGTCTTTGAATGGGCTGGATTCTGGTTTCTGCGCCGAGAAGGACAGCACGTCGGTGCCCAGACTGGCCGGGGAATCGGTCACAGCCAGGCCGACGATGTACGCCTCGCCCGTATCCGAGAAGCTGTCGTCGATTTCGATGGAGGTGTAAATCTTCTGCTTGGCCTTGTTCATAGCGATCAGGTCGGGCGTCGGCTCGACCTGTGCAAACAGGGCCAGCTTCTTCTGACCGTTGATTTCCACTTCTTCGGTCTTGACCGCGAGCACGTCGCCGTAGGCTTTGAACGGGCTGTCTGGCAGCAAACTGCGGAAGTGCTCCAGCCAGATCCGGGCGCCGTAGGTGGATGGGTTGAAGTTTTTCGCCGCCTGTTCCAGCCAACTGCGTTTGATGGTGCGCTTGTCCGAGGTAGCGCCCTCGACGGCGACACGGAACCAATTACTGCGAAATTTCTTCATGCCTGGAATCCTCAATGCGTTGGGCGCTAAGTGCGTTGCAATGAGGGGCATGGTCGTGACGCGCGCGAGTTGCGGCAACGGGACGAGATTGTAGAGGGCGGATCTACAAGGGGCGGCGCTACTGAGTCGCAGGCCAGAGCGGCAGCATCGCGGCCATGACTACGACCGAACTGCTCCCCATCGATCCCAGACGCCAATCCAAGTTCCTCTATTGGATGGGTTGGCGTATCTGCGAGATTGCCGAGGCTACGGGCGAAAAGGAAAAAACGCTACACAGCTGGAAGGCCCGTGACGAGTGGGACCGGGCCGACAACGTTGAGCGGATTGGGGGCGCACTGGAAGCGCGCCTGGTGCAATTGATCCTCAAGGAAGGCAAGAGCGGCGGTGACTTCAAGGAAATTGACCTGTTGCACCGGCAGTTGGAGCGCCAGGCGCGCATTCAGCGTTTTCAGGGGGGCGGTACCGAAACCGAACTCAACCCCAACCTTGCCAAGCGCAACGAAGGGCCGAAGAAGAAGACGCCAAAAAACGACATCAGCGAAGACCAGATCGAGCTGCTGCGCGAAGCGTTTATCGATGGGTGTTTCGACTACCAGAAAGATTGGTATCGGGCGGGAAACCAGCGCACTCGCGTAATCCTCAAAAGCCGGCAGATCGGCGCCACTTACTACTTTGCTCGCGAGGCGTTCATTGATGCGCTGGAGACCGGGCGCAATCAGATATTCCTGTCGGCTTCGAAGAACCAGGCTTACCTGTTTCGGGGATACATCCAGGCGTTTGCCCGCGAGGTCATTGGTGTTGAGCTGACCGGCGATCCCATTGTCTTGCCCAATGGCGCCGAGCTGTTTTTTCTCGGTACCAATGCGCGCACCGCCCAGGGCTATCACGGCAATTTCTACTTTGACGAATTCTTCTGGACGTTCAAATTCGAAGAGCTGAACAAAGTCGCGTCGGGTATGGCGATGCACAAGAAGTGGCGCAAAACCTACTTCTCGACGCCCTCGACCATGGCTCATGAGGCCTACACATTCTGGACTGGCGAGCGATTCAATAAGGGCAAGCCGGCGGTGCAACACACCAAGGTTGATGTTTCCCATGGTGCGCTCCAGCAAGGGCGATTCTGCGAGGACCGGTTGTGGCGCCAGATCGTCACCATTCTCGACGCGGAGCAGGGCGGCTGCGACCTGTTCGATATTGAGGAACTGCGCCGCGAGTACAGTCCCGAGGCGTTCGCCAACCTGCTGATGTGCGAGTTCGTTGACGACGGGGCGAGCATTTTCCCGCTGACGGTGCTGCAGCCTTGCATGGTCGACAGCTGGGTCGAGTGGGCCGAGGACTACAAGCCGTTTGCCATGCGCCCGTTTGGTGATCGTCAGGTGTGGGTGGGCTATGACCCTGCGGAAACCGGCGACTGCTCCGGCCTGGTGGTGGTCGCGCCGCCGCTGGTACCGGGCGGCAAATTCCGGGTGTTGGAACGTCACCAATTCCGTGGGATGGACTTCGCGGCGCAGGCCAGCGTGATTAAAGCCGTCTGCGACCGCTACTGGGTGACGTATATCGGGATCGACGTCACCGGCCTGGGCAGCGGCGTGGCGCAGCTGGTGCGCCAATTCTTCCCCAATGTCACCACGTTCAGCTATTCGCCCGAGGTCAAGACGCGCCTGGTGCTGAAGGCTTACGACGTGATCCACCGGGGCCGGCTGGAGTTCGACGCTGGCTGGACCGACATGGCGCAGTCGCTGATGGCGATCCGCAAGACCATCACCGCAGGCGGTCGCCAATTCACCTACACCGCCGGCCGCAACGACAACACCGGCCACGCCGATCTGGCATGGGCGCTCTTTCACGCATTGCACAACGAACCGCTGGAGGGGCAGACCTCTGCCAACACCGGGCGGATGGAGATTTTTTGATGTCGAACCGCCGCAGAAATAACAAGCAACTGGCTCAGGCACCCGGCGTGGTAACGCAAGAGTTTATCCCGCGCAGTAATAGCAAGATGGAGGCGTTCAGCTTCGGCGACCCGTCACCCGTACTGAGCGGTCGGGAGGTGTTCGATTATCTGGAGTGCTGGTTTAACGGGCGCTGGTACGAGCCCCCGCTGTCTTTGGATGGGCTGGCACGGTCGGTGGGATCCAGCGTGCATCTGCACTCGGGCTTAATGTTCAAGCGCAACCTGTTGAGCAAGACCTTCATCCCGCATCGGCTGCTATCGCGCGCGGCGTTCGAACAGTTCGCCCTGGACTTCCTGTGCCTTGGAAACGGTTATCTGGAGGCCCGGCGCTCAATGCTTGGTCCGGTGCGCGAGCTGGTGCCACCCCTGGCGAAGTACATGCGCCAGGGCAAGGACGGCCGGCAGTTCATGGTCCAGGGCTGGAAGCAAGAGCATGAATTTGAGCCAGGCACCGTTTTCCATCTCCGGGAGGCGGATCTGCACCAGGAAGTCTACGGCCTGCCCGAGTGGATCAGCGCCCTGCAGTCGGCATTGTTGAATGAGTCAGCCACGCTTTTCCGTCGCAAGTATTACGAGAACGGCAGTCATGCCGGTTTCATTCTTTACATGACCGACGCCGCGCAGAACGAAGCGGACGTCGACTCCCTACGCAAGGCGTTGAAGGACTCCAAGGGGCCTGGCAACTTCCGCAACCTGTTTGTGTACTCGCCCAACGGCAAAAAAGACGGGCTGCAGATCATTCCGGTCAGCGAAGTGACAGCCAAGGATGAATTCAACTCGATAAAAAATCAGACCCGCGATGACGTGCTGGCCAGCTTGCGTATTCCGCCGCAGCTGATGGGCATCGTGCCGCAAAACGCGGGTGGGTTTGGATCAATCAGGGAAGCGGCGCAGATCTACGCGGCCAATGAACTGGAGCCGATTCAGGCGCGTATGGCGCAGGTGAATGAGTGGCTTGGGGAGGAGGTCGTGCGCTTCAAACCTTATGAAATTCCCGTAGGGGCTTAAAACCCCCTGCGCAGTAAACGAGGCGACGAACCGGTGCGTCAACATCGGTTCGACGCTGAGTCACTCGAACACGCCGAGTGCTCCAACCAAGGCCTCGCCCCACTGCGCAGGGGGTGCGAAGCCTAAGCGAATCCAATTTTCAAAACAAGGATCACTTATGAGCACACCAATTATCCCTTGGATGGGCGGCAAGCGCCGCTTGGCAGATCGTCTAATACCACTGTTTCCACCCCATGAATGCTATGTCGAGGTTTTTGCTGGTGGCGCCGCGCTTTACTTCATGCGGCCCCAAGCTGCGCCGGTTGAAGTTCTCAACGATATCAACGGCGACCTGGTGACGCTGTACCGCGTCGTGCAGAACCACCTGGAAGAGTTCGTGCGCCAGTTCAAATGGGCGCTCAGCTCCAGGCAGGTCTTTGAATGGCAGAAAATGACCCGGCCCGAAACCCTTACCGACATCCAGCGCGCGGCCCGGTTCTTCTACCTGCAGCATCACGCTTTCGCCGGGAAGGTCAGTGGGCAAACTTTCGGTACCGCAACGACGGGGCCGGCCATCAACCTGCTGAGGATCGAGGAGAACCTGTCTGCAGCCTGGCAACGCTTGTCCGGTACCTACGTCGAGAATCTCGGGTGGCTTGAGTGCGCCGAGCGCTATGACCGGCCACATACCTTCCATTACATGGACCCACCGTATTGGCAGACCGCCGGCTATGGCGTGGACTTCCCCTTCGAAAACTATGAGCGGATGGCCGAGTTCATGCGGCGTTGCAAGGGCAAGGTGATGGTGAGCATCAACGATCACCCCGATATCAGGCGGGTGTTTGAGGGATTCCACTTCGAAACGGTGGATATTCGATACAGCACGGCCAATCAACGCCAGGCGAAGGCCGAAGTTAGCGGCGAGCTGGTGATCATGAACTGGGAGCCCAACGCCTTCGGCGGACTTTTCTAACTCAAGGGCTGGATCAAACCGGCCTGTTTGTTCTTCACGTTGCCCACCGCGACGTCAACCTTGAACCATTCAAAGGACTCGGACGGCTCGCCCTGGTGCAACACCATCTGCTCGGCACGCTCCTTGGGCGTTGCCGGGTCCAGCCATTCACGGGCCAGGTCCGGGGTCAACACCACGGGCCTTCTGTCGTGAATGTCCACCATGCCGCCGGCACTGTCGGCAGTGATAATCACGAACCCGTCATGCTCGCCTGGCCCCTCATCGGGGTCAGGTAGCTGGCCGATGGATGCACATAGCACCGGCGCGCCATCCCGTCTACGGATCAGGTAGGGCTGTTTTTTTGGCCCGCCTTCATCGACCCATTCAAACCAGTTATCTATTGGCGCGATTGCGCGATGCGGCCAGATCGAGCGGAAGAATGGCCCATGAGCGACCTTCTCAACTCGGGCATTGATTGGCGCGGCTCGGTCCTTTGCCCAGTGCGGTCGCCAGCCCCAGCGCACTGGGTCGGCGTGAAGCAGCTCGCCCTGCAAATGCAGTAGTGCAACCTGGGTCGTAGGAGCGACGTTATAGCGGTCAAGCGGCAGATCCCCTACGGAATTAACCAGCGCGTTGGGCATGCTTAATGCCGCGACGAAGTCGTGGATACCGCTGTACTGCGAGAGCCTTCCACACATATCTATTTCCGTTCGTCGATTTCAATGAACGGCCGCGCCCCGACCCCTCTCTAGAATTTTGACATCAAGCAGGGAGATTCGTCATGGCGGGGTATATTCTGAAAATTAAAGAGATTGGGGTTTTTGGTGGAAGCCGCAAAGTTTGCTCCTTTTTTTCGGCCACGCCGGAAGAAAGATACGATTTTCGTTGTCTTGTAGCCGATCACCTTGCTCAGCGAGGCCTTGTCAGCAAGGTAGAGTGGCGCGAGTTAAGCGAGGAGGCGGCTGCTGCCTACGCCGATGAGCTTGGCTGATTTGGGTTCCTAGATAGAAAACCCTGACCTGAACACTTCAGGCAGTCTTCTCGCAGCACGAACTGGTCCAAACAAGCGGCGCACTTGGTGAATTGGGCGCATTGCAGTAGGGGCCTGGCCTTGCGGTAACTTTCAAAATCATGCTCCTCCAAGGCGACCTGGGCGCAATCTACCACCGCCCGGTAGGTGTCAGCGTCGCAGATGATTGGATAAACCTTCCCATTGATAACTTGTGCAGTCTGCACCAAGTCGTACAGCTCACCGGATGGTGCGATAAGCAGCAGCCCCTCTATAGCCCAGGCTTTATTGCTATTGCGAAATTCCAGGCGACGGTCACGGTTGGTGCCAACCACCTTTCCATCAAACCCACAGGCACCAGGGCCGGTGACTGAATAGTACGTGTTGGACATTATCTGCCCAATGCACTCCGATCCGGCTCTGCGCACTACATCGTAGTGTCCACCAAACATGTATCCCTCAACGTCGGTAGCCAGTTCTTCGACGGCATGCCAATAGGCCGCGTCAGCCAACTCGTCCATTTCCATCTTTTCCATTTGATCAATCACCCCTGCCTCCAGCATGCCCTTGGTTTCCCACCTGCACATAGATCTGTGAGCCTCGGGGTTATCCATTCGGCTAAGGCCGTCGTCAAGAATCAGACGCCATTTGGCGAGCCAAGCCGTTTTGAGTTCTAAGAGGGTCATGCTATTGACTGCTTATAAATACTGTATGCGCATACAGTAATCGAGGTTTGCAACGTACGCGATTTGAGGCGACGAGCTGTAGGCAGTGAGGCGGACAGGGGAGGAAAAAGTGAGCGGGGGGAGGATGAAAGTTTGCGCTTTTACGACGTGAAAAAACCCATCCCAACATAGCATTTTGGTGACGGCACGGCAATCGAAAGCAGGGCTTCAGCCAGTAAATACGGGGCCTTGACACGTTGGCCGGCGTGTCGTGGCTCGGCGGCGTCAGGGCACGTCGCCGGGCCGATGCGCACGCCTACGGTGCGGGGGTGTGGCGTGCCACAAGTTGCCGGGGAAGTGACGTGCTACAGGCGGTCGGTAGGATGGTCTGCACCTGGCGCGCGCCGTCGTCCCCCCACCTCGCCTGCGGGCTAAAGGGGTCGTTTTTTCTGCACACCTGCGAACCACTCGCGGCGGCTCAGGCTGGGCGCTTGCTCGGCGTTTGGAGGGGGGCAAAAACCTGCGAAACCCTGCGAAGGTGGATGTTTTACGCAACGCCTATAAGTACGCACGAACGCCTGAATTTTGTAGGTGGTTCGGGAAAAAGGTTAGTTTTCTTTGAAGGGGGGTCTGTCGGCTTGGAAACCCCGTATTTGTTGGGGGAGAGACCTAACTTTGATGGGTTAGGTTGGGTTAGGTTAAAGGTTAGCTTTTCGTAACTAGCTGTTTTTAAAGGAATTAAAGTATTGAATATTTAACACTGACAAAGGTTAGGAAATAACCAGACCTAACCGAGAAGCTAACCCGACCGTCCCTTCGAAAAGCCATAAGGAACAGGGCCTTCAGGGCAACCAGCAAAAAACTAACCCTCCTAACCTCTTTCCCGTGGGTCGACATGAAAAACTGTAAATTCCAAGGGACTGGGGCTGGCGGAGGTTCGCAAGCTGTTGCGCATGAACGCTGTCGCACAGACACTTCGAGACTATAATAACGATCATCAGGCTGGCTTGTCGGTGGGGCTGTGCCTCTGGAGGCATCGAGAGGATGCGACAGGCGGAAGTGCGCGGTTTGAACCTGGTTCTTAGCTTGGGTGAATTTAAATATCTAGTAATGCTATTGCACCGTTCGGAGTGATACGACTTCGAGCAATTCAAAAGCGATCATCGGTGATGCACTGCATGTTTTGTAGAAATATCTAAAAAAAGCGGAACAGCTGTTATGTATAATTTAATCAGAAGGCTGAGGGTGATATGTTGCTAAAGGGATTTGGTTTTTCGGGGTATCGAAGTATTGGTGATAAACTAGTTAAGTTGGCTCCATTAAAAAAGGTAAATTTTATTATAGGTCAAAATAATATTGGTAAATCTAATATTATTAATTTTCTTTTTTATCACTATCCCACGCTTTTGCGTGGAGTAAAAGGCGAGAAAGTAAATGACGCTATTCAACTGTCCGCGATAGATGAGCATATTTCGAAAGGTAAGGTCGATCGTAGAGTCGCGTTTAATATGCAGTTTTCTGATATTGATGAGTTTCTTCGGGGGAAAATTGGCAACGAGGGCTCTAGTCACCATGTGGAGTTAGCGAAAAAAGTACTGATGAGTCCAGTGTTTAATGACGGGGCGAGATTGTGGTTCGTTTATCTATACGAAAAATTGAATAAAAGGTTTGCCTTGGTTTATGATCGAGAGCACGTGGAGGGGATACTTAAACCCAATGAATGGCAGTTTTTATGGGCGGCTTTAACTAAACAGGGTCGTGGGAATTTAAAAGATCATTGGATTCCGGAAACAATTCTAGCGCTTGCTTATTGTCCAAACACTATCCCAAAGATTGAAGTGATTCCTGCAATCAGGAAAATAGGAGCTTCGGGAACTGAGGCTACGGATTTCAGCGGAGAAGGGATAATCGAACGCTTGGCGAAAATCCAGAACCCGACTTTGCAACTTCAAAAAGATAAATTAAAATTTACTGCAATAAATAATTTCTTATCCGATGTGCTCGAAAATTTAAGTGCCTCAATAGAGATACCTCATGATCGAGATATGATACTCGTTCATATGGACGGTAAAACCTTGCCACTAGAATCCTTAGGGACCGGTGTGCATGAGGTTATCATACTTGCAGCGGCCGCTACTCTGCTCGAGGATAGTATATTGTGTATAGAAGAGCCCGAGCTGCATTTGCACCCTTTGCTTCAGCGGAAGTTGGTAGCATACCTGAATAATAAAACTAATAATCAATATTTTTTTACCACTCATTCTGCGCATCTATTAGATGCTGTAGAGGCGGAGATTTTTCATGTTACTCAAGTTGATGGGGCTACTGAAGTCGAGGCTATATCGAGCACCAGGCAACGTTCAGAAATCTGTAGTAATCTTGGTTATAAAGCTTCCGATATTTTGCAGGCTAACTGTGTTATCTGGGTTGAAGGACCTTCCGACAGGATTTACTTGAATTATTGGATCGCTACCCTTGTTGATAGTTTTGTGGAGGGTGTGCACTATTCAGTAATGTTTTACGGCGGCCGGCTATTTAGCCATCTGTCGGCACTGGATAGCGATGAGCAAGAAAGGCTTGAAGATTTTATAAGTATTAGAAAGCTGAACAGGCATTCGGTGATAATGTTTGACAGTGATAGATCTAGCGCACATGCTAAATTGTCCTTAACTAAGCAGCGGCTGCAACAGGAGTTCGACGTTGGCCCTGGATTTGCTTGGGTTACAAAGGGTCGAGAAGTTGAGAACTACTTAGATGAAACATTGGTCGAGGCAACTGTTCTTGCTGTCCACCCTTCAGCGAAATCACTGGAAAGCCGTGGGCAATGGGCGAATCTTCTGAAGTATAACAAGACCAAGGGAGGAGAGATAAAAGAGGCGAACAAGGTTAAAGTGGCGCAGCATTATACAGCTAATTATGTTGCTGACTTGAAACGCTTAGACTTAGAAAAGCAGATGGAAAGGCTTAGAGTTTTCATACTTGAATCTAATCACCAGTTTGATGGTATGTATCCTATAGAGTATCGCTAGTGCTAAAGCGCTTGTGCTAACGCTGTTCGGATTTTTTTCAGGTGCATGTTGGGATGGGGCTAATTTTCGTAAAGTAGGTGATGAAGAGATTCAAACGTCCGGTACGTTTGAATCTCTTGTCGCATTGTAAATTAATTTATTTATGGACTAACCTGCTTCCTCAGCCTCGCTAAGCCTTGTTTAATGTAGCCTGCGTTATCACCAAGCGTTTGAAGGGCACCACGGACGTTCCCACCAGTCGTCAACTCGCCACGCTCTTCCGTCCATAACGCTAGCTCCATAATTGCCGCCTCTAACGCCAGTTGGTTCTCATACATTCTTTCAAGCACATCCGCCAGTGAATATTCGCTCGCCATCAATATCGCCCTTGTTCTGAAAGCATGAAGCATAGCAGCGGATATACGCGGAGGAGATATGTGCGAAGAGATACCATGCTTGGCAGGGGAGTGGTAGAAGTGGTACGGAGATTTTTATGGCGACCTATAGGTCACGTGTTACAAGGTCTGTAGCGTTAGTAGTTCCAATCCATCACCGAAAAGGCTGATGTTATCCGCTCGCGACCGGCAGTAGTCGACCCTGAGCAGACATTCAAGAGCCGACGTCATGGGGAAAGCTACTCAGCACTTCATAGGTCAACCCAGCCTCAAAATATGACGCTCTCCACTCAAGAAACCCTGCTTCTGGCTCGCACAACAAGAGAACAGTGGATCCAGCCTCCCCTATTGAAATCCTTTCCACCACGGCGATATCTCCAGGAGCCGCCTCCCGAGAGTTCAACCAGTCCGCGAGTACCAACGCTGCTCGATCAATAGTGATCAGCTTTATGATACTGCCTTCGGAAAGTGCCATGCCGTCTCGCCTTAACTTGTGCAGGTATCTGGTTTGTAAGCTATTTGAAGATTTAAGGAAGGTCTGCTTTTGGCCGATTTCTGCCAGTCGCTAGCGGCAGAAATCGGCCAGAAGCGGACGGTGACCAGTAAATAAATCTGTCCAATTTTCCGCACTTAAGACAATACTACAGGCTTTTCCAGGTAAAACTCAGCTAACTAAAGAGAACCCCAATCATTCTTTATATGTCGCGGGATTCGAGATGATCTCTTATACCCTAACTTAATCCTCTCTAGAACAGGGGTAGAAACAGCAGTATCTGCAACTCGATAGTACCTGGAACTCAAACGCGCCTCCAGCGTCTCCACATCATCAATCCTGCAGTGATGATAACCTACGAAAGATGGATGTCGAATGAACTCATGATCGCCAACACCGAGCAAGCACGATGAATCGGCTTTGTCATGATGACTCTCAATGGGAGCCAGCAAAACCTTATCCTTCCCATCAATTACTTGTATACCCGCAATCACAACAAAGAGGTGCTCTCCAGACGGGCCGCTGGGAATGAATATACCCATACCGACCTGGATACAAGGCACAACAGCAACAGCCTGCATACCAGTCATATTAAACGCCAGAGCTAGTGGCTTGAGGAGAGCTAAACGCTACGATGTTTGATACGACCTGAGGAATCTGATCATCTGAGAATCCAACAGAAGACAGAAGAGTTTCCAACTCAATCCAATTTGTTTTGTCTCCTTGTTTCCAATTCCATTCTGGAAACGCAGAAGCATCGTGCAGATGAGTTTCTAGCCTTTTAGATGACCAAACGCCATATTCCGCCCAAACAGACTCGATCAGTTGAACTTCAGCATCGCTAAATCTATCCAGATCATCGGAACTAGAATAAACACAGTTCTCCACCAGCTGAAGATATTGATGCCGACTGCCATCACGAGCCACTGAGAATATATCTTTCCATACATTCTCTTTCTTACCCTCAATAATGGATAAGATGCCAGACGGAACGGGACCATGTTCCAAAGAGCACAACTTGTCATTAATCAATGGCTCGCCAAACTCTTTGTAAGACTCCCTCTCCGCAAGATATATCCACTTGATAAGGCGGAGTTTGGTGACATGCATTTGCCGCTCTGATGCCTTTTTCAGAAAGAAATAGACAAGCTGCCCGGTCTTTTTCAAATCCAAGCATTCAGAACTTAACTGGGTCATTTCAGAAGCCTCATAGGCGATTTTTCATAGAAACCAAGCTCAAGCCATCCGTTTGACAGCCGAGAAAATCGTAATGGACCATCATACAACAGCCGCTCCCCCATTACACTAGTGAGCAACGGACACCGCACACCAAAAAAATGACACATTTATCAACAATAGATAACAAACTGATTTTATTGAAAAAAATCCCACCTAAAGCCGGGCACTACGATCAGCTAATCTGCAACCGAGAGCGTCCTGATGCCACCATCACAGCAAGGTTGCAGAACGCCACCGTAGGTAACCTTGATAAGCAGAGTCCGCCCACGATAGCGCCCCAGAAGTGTCACGCAGGAAGCAGAGCTTTTCAGCTCAATGCACCACCCTGCCAAGGCGGTACCCAACCAAGTAGGGCTATGCCGGACACTGCGAACTTGTCCAAGTGGGCTCAATCCCCCGGCGCACCATATACAAGTTCCCACATGGTCGGCCCCCCAAAAAAAGCCCGCCCCGTGCGGGCTTTCTTGTTTCTAAACGTCCCCACACGCGACCTCATATCATTGCTTGCCGCGTAATTGGGGACAGACCACGATATTGATGCAGACGGAGCAGTCCGAAGCTGACTCTACTGGCAGTAAGTGGCTGCTTCTGGCCGATTGCCACCTGTCGTTAGGATCATGGCGTCACTGCTTGGAAGTTGTGTTGGTACAAAAGTGGTACGCGGCTTTCAGGTCAGCTCTGCAGGGCAAGGAATGCAAGGCCTACAGGATTAGCAGTTCCAATCCATCATCGGAACAATGCAGGAAGCGACAGAGCGATCTTTGGGAATAGGTCAAAATTTCTAGGAAATGTCCCACGCTTTCTCGGCTTGCCCCTTGGACTGCGGATTCCACGAGACTTGGACACTCAGCCCACGATCATTTGGACAGGCAGTCGGAGCGCAGCGACGCAGGTTCGCATTGTTAGTCTGAAGTCCCGGTTGCAGTCAATTTCGTTGCGCGCTTGCGCATCGATTCGCCCTTCAGTTCGATGCGGTAAGCGTTGTGCACCAGCCGGTCGAGGATCGCATCGCCCAAGGTCGGATCACCGATCAGCGCATGCCATTTATCCACCGGCATCTGGCTGGTCACCAGCGTCGAGCGGTTTCCGTAACGGTCGTCCAGCAGTTCCAGCATGTCGCGCCGCTGCGCGGCGGTAAACGGTGCAAGGCCCCAGTCGTCCAGGATCAACAGATCGGTCTTGGCATAACCCGCCATGAGTTTGGCGAAGCGACCGTCGCCGTGGGCCAGGCCCAGTTCTTCCATCAAGCGAGGCAGACGCAGATAACGCACGCTGTAACCGTCCCGGCAAGCCTTATGGGCCAGCGCGCAGGCGAGCCACGTTTTGCCTACGCCTGTCGGGCCGCCGATGATCAGGTTCAGGCCGTCACGCAGCCATTGGCCGCTACCGAGTTGCAGGATCAGGGCCTTGTCCAGGCCGCGTGGGCTGCGGTAATCGATATCTTCCAAGCAGGCGTTGTGGCGTAGTCTCGCGGATTTGAGGCGAGTGGTCAGCCGAGCATCTTCACGCTCGGTCAGTTCGCGGTCGACCATCAGGCCAAGGCGTTCGTTGAAGCTGAGATCGCTGATGTCGGGCGTTGCGTGTTGCTCGCTCAGCGCTTTGATCATGCCGTGCAGCCGCAGGGTTTGCAGCTTGTCCAGAGTCGGGTTGGGTAGCATCTTGATGCTCCTTTTCAGGTCAGTGGTAGTAGTCGGGGCCACGCAGGTTGATGTGCTCTTCGGGCAGCAGTGGCAGGTTTTGCTGGGTCAGCGGCAGCCGTTCCAAGCCTTGGCGCAGGATCGATTCGAGGCTTTTGTAACTGCATGCGCCCAGCGCCAGCGCACGCTGGCAAGCGGCTTCCAGCCGCTCTTCGCCGTGCTGTCTGCTCAGGCGCAGGATGCCCAGGCAGGCGCGGAAACCGTGCTGCGGATGGATTCGGCGTTCGAGGATGTGGGCGATGACGCCAGCCGTGTTCGGGCCGGTCTGCTCGGCCCAGCGGATCAGCCGTTGCGGTGTCCACTCGGCATGTTCGCGGTGGCTCTTGGGCATGTGCTCGGTTTGGGTGGTGTGGCGGCCTTTATGTGCCGAGCGCAGATGGCTGGCCACGCGCTGATTGGCGTGGAAGCATTCAACGGTCTGCGCCGTCAGCCGCACTTCGAGTTGGTGCTTCACCAGCTGATACGGCACCGAGTAGTAATGGCCGTCGACCTCGACGTGGTAGTCGATGTGTACTCGTACCTTTTTCCATTCGGCGTAGACGTACGGGTGTTCCGGCAGCGGTTGCAGCGCGGGTTGGTCGATGGTCTCGAAGACCGACCGGCGTGAGCCGGGCAGCTTCTTGAAGGGTTTCTGATTGAGTCGATCCAGCAGCAGTCCAATTGCCGTGTTGAGTTCGCCCAGCGAGAAGAACTGGCGGTTGCGCAGCACTGCCAGGATCCAGCGCTCGACCACTTGCACGCCGACTTCGACCTTGGCTTTGTCCCGAGGCTTGCGGGATCTGGCAGGCAATACGGCCACGCCGTAATGCTCGGCCAGGTCGCGGTAACTGGGATTGATGTCAGGCTCGTAACGATGCGCTTTGGTAACGCCGCTGCGCAGATTGTCCGGTACCAGGATCTGCGATGTACCGCCGAAAAAGGCGAAGCAGCGCACGTGCGAGCCCAGCCAGTCGGGCAGTTTCTGCGACCAAGTGGCCTCGGCAAAGGTGTAGCTGGACGCGCCGAGGACGGCGACGAAGATCTGCGTTTGGCGGATCTCGCCGGTTCGCCGATCAATGACTGGCACGGTCTGGCCAGCGTAATCGACAAACAGCTTTTCGCCGGCACGGTGTTCCTGGCGCATGACCACGTCGACCTTGGCGGCCCAGAGGCGGTAATGCTCGCAGAACCAGCTGTACTGGAAGCCTTGCGGATGGCTGAGTCGATACTCTTGCCAAAGCAGGGCCAGGGTGACGCCGGGACGCCGCAGTTCGGCATGGACATGAGCCCAGTCCGGCATCGGACGTTGATCGCTGGGAACCGTCGGCGCTGGCGGGAACAGACAGCGTTCCAGTTCGGCATCCGACAACGCCGTCGGCCAGGTCAGCCCGCAAGCGTTGAAGCGATGCAGGTAGTTGCCGGCGCTGCCACTGCTGATGCGAAGGTTGGTGGCGATCTTGCGCACGGACAGGCCGGCGTCGAACTTTAGGCGTAGTACCTCTCGGATTTTACGCATGGATATACGCTCCACGACGACCTCTTCGCTTCGAGAAAAGAGGTCGATGGTAGTGAATAATCCTGCGTCGCTGCCTGCCTGAGCATGGGCTGGGTCAGTGGAAAATCACTGTCCAAATGCTCGTGGAATGAGTGTCCAAGTCAGCGTGGAATCACTGTCCAAGTGTTCGTGGAATGGGTGTCCAACTGCGCGTGGAATCCGCACCTTGGACCATCCGTAGCTAATCTCGTTGGGCCGTTGCAAACCCAGCGGCCGGAGGTGGAAGTCCGAACTGCTAAGGCGTTTTTAACTCCCGTAAATATTTGGAGCTTCGCCCATGCACAACAACACACGCAGTTCTTCAATTGATCAAACCGCATCGTCCGTCGATGCCAAGCTTCAAGCCGCAGCCCAGCGAGCAATCCATCATCACTTGCCCCCATCCGGCGACGCTGCACCCGTCGAACGCCCAAGCAACAACCTATTCCTCGTAAACCCAACCATCGACCCCGAGACCCTCCTGGCTAACGCGGCCGAAAACCTAGCATCCGCCAACGAAATGGCCGCCACCTTGGCGTTCGACCTCGACGACTCCCAACGCGCCATCGCCCTGGGCATCCAGCAGTTAATCGAGTTGAGTTCGCTGCTCGTTGACCGAGCCCAGGAGCAGGTTGCGCCTGTAACGGCCTCAGTCAAAGCCTGA